ATGAAGTTCAGGATCACGCTGCCGATGGAGTTCAGGGATGCGGGGACTTACACGGTGACGGGTTGGAAAGCCTTGCAGGATGAAGTCGATCGCCTGGGGAGCGAGGGTCAGAGAAGCTTCCTGATCGCGGTCGAGGATTGGGCGACCGAGTGAATGATGAAAGAAGCCCTCTGTCTGTTCTTCGAGATCGACGGGGATAACTGCGATTCAGTCGTGACCCTCACGCCTGGGGGTCCGATCTGCTGGAATCATCAGAAAGAGATGTGGAGATCGAGAAACCGTTGATGAGCTACGACTATGTGGCTTACGGCGCGGTCCCTATCAAGCCCGTCTATTTCTACGACTTCGACGGGCTCGGGGATTACTCGATGATCCTAGACTTCGCGAAGCGGCACTTCGCCAACTTCGACATCTACAGGACGAAGAAAGGGTTTCACCTAGTCGCTGCCGTGAAAAGTTGGGACGATCTGCAGGGTCAGCTCACGATCACGAAAAAGGAGTTTCCCGAGACATCTTACATACTGAATTGCAGGAAGTTAAGGCTCAGGATCTCGCCTAAATGGGGTCCGAAGGGTGATGAAGTTTCACCCGCGCCCGAATTGGCTCTGTGCTTCTGCCCTGGTCAGCACCACGACAAGAGAAAGGAAGGGTGCAAAGAGGTCGGATATTACACGAGGAGCACCTAAGCCGTGGTCTGTTGGGCCCTGACATGGGTTCGAACCCTCGGCCATCCGATGATGCTTCCGTTCTGGCCTGACGTCCTCGACATGGCGGGGCTTGCGCTCTGCGGAATCTACGTGACGGTGGACGCTCTCAGGAGGAAGGCGGTTTGAGCGAAAAGAAACCGAGAATCATCTTCAAGGGAGAGGTTCAATGTCCTTTCTGTGAGAAGGTATCTGAGCTAACAGTGGAAAAAGAAACTACTGTGCCCGGGACTCCTGCGGAAACTGAGACATACGCGAAGCTCTCCAAGAGCACTCAGGAGAGGCTTGAAGATTGAGCGAACCCGGCCACGAAGAAGGAAGAGAAGAAGAAATGAGCTTAGAAATAGTACCCTGCAACGGCCAAGAGCACGAATGGACTCTCAATCCGCTAGGATTCGAATACTGCCAAAAGTGCGGGGCGATTAAACCGGAATGACAAATCAGTTCATCTGCGACAACTGCGAACAGGTGATAGGGACTCCCAGCTTCAGCCTGAGACTCTATGACGCGAACAAGCGGGAGCAAGTTCTGGATTGGGACCTCTGTGCTCCCTGCTCCATCAAGGTCGAAGCCTGCCTGAGAGAGATGCGGGGGGACTTCAAGTGAAGGACCATCCCCTCCTCCTGTTCGAATGGTACTGTTTCTGCTGCCTGAAGCGCATCGACTCCCCCGAGACTCCGGAGCAGCACATCGGGAGATGCAACACGACGGGCTTCCACTGGGGGCCCCTCACCTCCGACTACGCGAAGGGGATTAGATACTATTGAGGGAAGAGAGAGAGGTAAGCGACAAGAGGCGGGTCTTGGAGGCGTTCTACAGGGACGAGCATCCGGCTACTATGGTGATGGACGGGGCCTCGTTCGGCATGGGCTACCTCGCGGCTCTAAGGTGGGTGATGGAAGGATGACCGAGTACACAGTTTCGGCGATGGACCTTTACGATGACCTGACCTTCAAGGATTGGGCCTCATTCTCCTACTTTGTGCGTATGTACCGACTTCACGGAGGAAAGACGCTCAAGGTGACAATCAAGGCTTGAGGCTCTTCGAACCCGGCGACAGGGCCCGCGCCTTCAAGCTCGGAAGGGTCGCTGTCGGCCTAGCCGTGGTCTGTTGGGCCCTGACATGGGTTCGAACCCTCGGCCATCCGATGATGCTTCCGTTCTGGCCTGACGTCCTCGACAAGGCGGAGGCCGAGATCTCGGGAGTGTTTTAGATGAAGTGCGTGGCTTGTGGTCGCCGTCTGATCGAGCTTGATGCCATGCTCCCTAAAGTCTGTCAGATGTGCCGACGCCCCCCGTTCAACTGCACCTGTAAGAAGCTCCCCGAGCTGATCGGTCAGGTCAGCAGGATACTGATCTGATTTGAGCCTCACAGTTCACGACATCGCGACGGGCGACTATAAGGAGCTGCGCGAATGGGTCAAGCAGTTTAAGAAAAGGTGGATGGCAGAGCAGTATATCCGCGATCACAACGAAGGGAAGTGGAGAAACCGAATGATGCCTCAACAGAAGGCCGCGCTCGCGTGGCGCTTCGGGGACGCGACCTACTCCGTAGATCGAAGGGGTCAGCTCCACAAGAGAAACGCCATGACGGGGGTCTTTGTGAAGTTCGGCGTAAACGAGGATCAGAAGGATCTAAGGAAGGAAGCCCTGAAAGACCAGGCCGACGCTCGAGAGGCGAGGCAGAGGCAGAGGCTTCACATGGAGCAGCAGCGCAGAGAGGCAAAGGAGAGGGCGAAAAGTGCCTAGAGTGAGGGTCACGGTTTACGACTACAGGAAGCTGATCGGGGGGATCGGAAGGATCCAGATCATCGAGAAGATCGACGGGGAGCTTAGCAAATCGGACCTTAAGGAATTGAAGGCGAAGCTGAGAGGGGGCGAAGATGAAGATTGACAGACTATACGCCTGAAGAATTGAAGCTCCTGAAATACCATTACCAAAACCTGATGAACGACACCGACCTTCTCGTGAAAGTGTGCGGAGATCAGAAGATCCCGATCAGCGAGGGGTTCAAAAACTGCAAAGAGAAGCTCGAGCTGATCGAAAAGGAAGCCGAGAAACAAGGGATCGCGCTTGCACAGAAACCGCAAGAGGGGGTGAAGTGATGCCCAAAAGTCTAAAGGATCTGTATCCTGGGTCCAGCTACCTCAACGCCTCTGACGTGAAAGGCACGGCGACGGGGAAGATCCTTTCCGTGGGAGTCGAGAAGATGCCTCGATCCAACACCGAACGTTTGGTGTTGGAGATCGAGGGTCAGAAGAAGAAGCTCGCTCTCAACGCCACCAACGTAAAGGTGCTCGCAGCGAGGCACGGCGAGGTTTACGATGCGTGGGTCGGAAAGGAAATACAGTTCGCCGCCATCCCGACGAGCTTCCAGGGTCAGAGCGTGAACGGTCTTAGGATCCTGTAAGCCTTAAGACCACGTGGACCTAAAGAGGGGGGCGCTTGAAAGTGCTGCGCCCCCCGTCCCTTTTCGAGTATATCCGCGCCTTCGTGTATTTCGGTACCGCCTCTTATCTTCTGATCGAGGGGATCGCACTAGAATATGCCGTGATCTTTTACGGGTTCGGCGACTTCCTGATGCGACACGGAGAGCCCTTCCTGCTGATCGGCTTCGCGCTTTTCATCTTCGCCTTTGAGATCACGATGATAAGGGATTGACCACGATCTCGCGGGTGTCGAAGTAAGGAAAGACCTTCTCGGCGCTCGCCCTAGGAAGGAAGCGCTCCCTGATCTTCGGGATCGTGCTAGAGCGCCATATCTCCGTGTAATGAAAGCCGTTCTCCTGCTTTTCGCAGTAAACCCACATCTCTGAGAGATCGCGAAGTCGCAGATCTACGGAAGATCTGACCTGTGCGGCGTAGAGGATGTCAAAGCCCCGCTTCCTGCTCTGCAGCACGAGATAAGAAACGTCGCGATTCGCCTTAGATGCCGAGCGCCGAGAGTCAAGCCAGAGATACGCTTCGTCGATGATCACCAGGGCGTCGGTGAGGTTTTCGAGGGTCTTGAAATGCTCGTGGGTGAGCAGGGCGACGGGGCGCGAAGGATCGGGGGAAGTTATGTGGTAATTCGACTGGGCGCTTTGATACCGTCCCTGGTCGCAGTAGTATTTCAGGCAGTAGTGCGTCATGTAGAGGGTCTTACCGCTTCCCATGTCGCCGAAAACGCCGACGAGCATCTAGTGACCTAGCTGCCCCATCATGCGATCTCTAAGCTCCTTTTCTTCCCTCTGCAGCTCTGCCTTCACGCCTTCGACGATCTCCTTAGCTCGTTTGCGCTCGAAGGCGACCATGTTGGTGCGGAAGGCGTCCCCCCACTTCGCGAGATCTTCGGCAATCTCTTTGCCGTATTCGTCTTTGATCATCTTCTGCGCCGTGTCGTAGGTGCTCATTCCGTGGGGTTGGTCGATCTCGGTGTGAAACGACTTCAGCTTATCGTCGAAAAGTCGGTTAAGAATACGTGCGTGTGTGATCTCGCTGCTGCTCTGCATCTCGTCGGCGATACCCGACATCTCACTTCGTCACGTTCCCGATCGGGATCGGGGCGACTTTGTAGGTATATCCTATAGGGGGTCCAGGCCAAAATCCTGGGTGCCAAACCTGAAAGACGACGAAGCCGAGCCCGAACATGGCGATCCCGATTATTATTATCATGGGGAGCATCGCCCCCAGGTCCACCTTCCGCGTCCCGAGGATCATCTGCTTGATCCCCTGCCTTCTGAACCACAGATTAGTAGATTCGGAAGTGGGGTCCGTCGCCTTTTGGTCGAGATCCTTCGGACCCTTCACTTCCACCTCTACGGGCTTGAATTTGAAGCTGCGCGTCTTTGACCTGTCGAGCACGTAGCGAAGGACGGGGTGCCCACGGTTGTATATGTTGGTGTTTGGCTCGATCACAAACTGCCTTTCCCCGATGTGAAACTCTCGGGCGCCCAGGCGCTTTCTGACCCTTTTCAACAGAACGTAGTCGTCGTTTCTCTTTTGGTAGATCTCGCAGATGAAGCCCGAACGCGCCTCTGCGAGCCACTTCATCACGACATACACGGAAGCGCCGAGCCCCATGAAGATGAAATCCACGATCACGTAATAGTTTATGCTGATCACGGCTTTCTCCTGCCGTATGCTAGATCTATAGCGATCGAGAAGGTCGCGATCACTAGGATGCTGATCCCCGCGAGGAAGGTTAGAAAGTCTGATCCCGTTATGGTCGTCGCTCCGTAAGTCAGATTCCCGCTACGCACCATTTCGGCAGAGCCATACATGGCTAAAATACCACCGATCAGCGCGTAGAAACTCGCGCTGTATTTAAGTGCTATTACAAGCAGGATCAGGTCGATCGAGCAGAACGTGAAGACGACCAGGGCGTCCATGCGTCAGATCCCCGACCGTGAGATCGTCCCCGCGAAGCCGAGCAAGACCATTATCGTAAGGACGGCATAGAGCACGGTCCCCAAGCCGAAAACGGCGTCTAGCTGCGCGAACATATCGGGGGACGAGGCACCGACGCCCTCGAGCCCCGACAGGATCGCCCACAAGCCCATAAGAAGCGCGCCCTGGGCCAGGATCTGTATGCTCTCATTCTCGAGCCCTGATCCGAAGATGTTGAACCCCGCTAAAGTCGCGACCCCGATTATCACGGTGATGAAGCCGATAAAGGCGAGCCCCCCGTTGCTGTTGAACCCGAAGATAGCCATCCCCCCTGCTGCCTGTGATGCTGCTGTCGCGTTGATCTCCCCGAAAAACCCAGGATTAAGCTTCGTCCCTGTGAAGCCTGGGATCTGATTGACAGGATACGGGAAGCACCAAAATGGGGGGGGCGTTGGAAGGACGCAGTTAGGAAGGACCGTGCACCACGTCCAATTTGAATAATCGCAGTTGTAATAGACTATGTTCGCCGATTGGTTGAAAGCACAATTCTGATCGACTTTGCAGAAGCTCGTCGGCGTCGGCTTCGCAGATAGAGAGGGACCGCCCGATGCGTTGAGGCAGATGAAGGCGATCAGCACGGCGATCGGGAAGATCAACAGAAGCTCGCCCCTGAAAGCCATCTTAACCCTCGTCCCTTCTCGCGTAGAGCATCATAAGCGTTCCTAACCCGACCACGACGATGAACCAAAACGGGAGCGTCCCCGCGATCAAGCCTAGCCCGACGCCCAGGATCGCGCCGAAGATCACGCCCCAAAACTGCCTGATGATCCCGCCCAGGATCACGGTCGGCACCAGGATCAGGATCATGTCGAGGATCAGGGGACGGAGAACGTCGGGGGGCGTGGACCCAGGAAGCGCCGTTATCGTTTGGTAAACCGTAGCGATCTTCCCCGCTATGGTCGTGACGAAGGTGCCTTTGAGCAGCACCTGGGGCTCGATGAAGTGGAAAGCATCGGATACGATGCTCAAAACCGACTTCGCGAGCCCGTTCACGCTTTCCGCGAGGTGGAAATAGTCGTTTATCCAAGTGATGAAATTACTCAGGGATAAGACCGATTCCTTAAGCGAGAAGCTGTCAGAGGCCACGCAACCGCCAGGGGTGCAAGCTGATCCGCTTGATCCCCCCCCCGATGTCGCGGAGCAGATCAAAGTCGTGCTCATCTGCATACAGAGGGCGATCTTGTCGAGCGCGATCATGCACTCTGCAGAGCTTCCCCCCCCGCCCGAAACGCAGTTAGTCTCTTGAAGCTTCAAAGTGTCGGAAACGGGGACGCTCTCTGTCGCCGCATACACGACCCCGATCGCGAACAGGAGCAGGACCGCGAGTATGATCAGGCACTTAGTTTTTTTTTATACGGCATCAGTCGGTTAACTCCATGCTGATGCCCGTCGCCGTCGAGGAAGCGAACGTCTGACCCGTAAACGAGATCAGGAAGAAAGCGAAATTGGTCGAGGAAAGAATTAGGAAAAGCCCCGCTTCGTTGATCGTCTGCGTCGATCCCAGGGTGAAGGTATATGTCAGCGCGACTACGCCCGTCGCGGAAGTGTAAGAAGCGACCTGTGCGGTCGCCGTCGCGTATTGCGAGGCTAGGTTGTGCGATGCGGGTGTGAAGGTCGGGGGCGTCCCCCCGCTTCCCGTCCCGATCCCCATGAAAACGTCATTCGAGCTGTAAGCTGCTCCGCAGTTCGTGGTCGTGGTCAAGACCCCGACCGTCCCCATCCCGCACCACACTCCGAAGGTCGTCGTCCCCCCGCCCACGGAAACCAACCCGACCGTGTTTTGGTCAACATTTGCAGAATTCGCCGTGATCGGGGCGATCAGAGCTGCGAGCAGATAACAGAAATTCGTCGTTATCCCGACCGCGTTCAAAGACAGGGTGTAAGTGACGGTCACGGTGTCGCCCGAAGTCTCGGCGATCGCGGGGGTAAAGATGTCGTGCGCCAACAGATACCCTTCTCTCGAGGAAGCCCCTGCAGAATAGCCGTAGATGTAAAGCCCCGCCTCTTGAAGCCCAGGAGTGTTAGACGTCGATCCCGTCACGACGCTTCCCGACACCACGACAGAATCCGTCGCCCCCGTGTTGCACGTCGAGCTTGCGGCGTTGAACCACGCCCCCAGAATCGTAGTTATCTGCGTGTCCGTTCGCGTGGGCGTGGAATAGCTGTTCCCGATCGAGAGCCTTCCCCCGCACTCTGCAGTAGAGGCACCGCAAGCAGCTACGCCGTTCGTCGTAGTAAACCCGTAGTATGTTGTGGTTGACCAAATATAGTCAGATTCAGCCGTCCCTAATGTATTTTTCCACGGTTGAGGGATAATCACCGCCCCCCCTGCAGGCGAATTAGTAAAGATCCCGAGCATCAGGTCGTTGAAATTGTCGGTCATAAGGTCGTTCGGCGTGGTCCTCGTCGCGTAAGGGACGCTCTGCCCAGGGTGAAAAGCCTGAACCTCTACCTTCGCGGTTATCGAGTCGATCGCCTGTCTGAAAGCCTGTTGAGGCGAAAGATACCTGTATGCTGCAGACCCCCCGTAGAACGCCCCGATCATCAGAAGGGCGACGACCGTCAGATCTGCCGCTTTCTCTTTCCTGCTTTTCCTTTCAGGTGCGGGGAAGCAAGCCAATATCCCGCCCCTAGAAGTTGATCGTCCAGGCGATCGTTATGCTCTGCGTGGGGTTCACGAGCTGAGCAGTAGTAAGGGCGTCGGCGAGCAGGGAATCATACACGCCCGTAGATCCCCCCGCGTTGTCGTGCGTCGCGTCCACGACAGCTTTAGCGGCATCGTTGTAAGGCATCAGACAGACCCCCCCGACCGCGTGGGGTGCCGTGTCCGTGTTTGTGAAGGTCGCCGTAAGCGTTATCGTGTTGGTCAGCGCCGTGTGCGTGATCGTGCTCACTATAGGAGCGAGCCCGTAAGACGAATAGGCGCCTGTGCAGCTAAGCGTCCCTGGGGTCGGCGCCGTCGAGCTGAAAGTAAGGCCGATCGCGGTCAAGCTGCAGAGGCTCGCAGACGTGAAATACGGATACGCGAGATTATAGTGAAGCGTCCCCGAGTGATCGCGAAGCTCACAGGCGTTTGTCACGTCCCCCGTATTGGCATAGTAAGAAGAAACGTATCCGCAAGCGAGCGAGGCGTTGAAAGCCTTGCAGATGATCCAGTCGTAAGCGACCGACTGTATGAGGTCCGTCTGCCTCTCGACGAGCTTCCCCCCGACATAGACGCTGATCGTCCCCGTCAGATTGAAGGTATCTCCCTGTCTTGGGGTGATCGCGATCATAGCGACCGAGCCGATCAGAAGGCCGATCGCTAAAACGCCCGAGATCAGAAGGACCGTCTTTTTCGAGGGGCGCATCACGCCCACCTCGAACGGCCGTTCGGTATAAAAAGCTTGACTATTTGCGTATTAGATTTCACCACGACGCGAAAGGAAGATCATTCCGAGCATCAGCACGACGACGAGAGGCACAAAGTAGAACGGCACGAGCCCAGGACCCTGGGGTTCGGGGATCGCTCCGATCGCGGCGCCTAGAGCTGCGCCGAAGATCGCGCCCCACACCGATTTAGTATAACCGCCGAACATCAGCCCAGGTCCGAGGATCAGCACGATCAGGAAGGCAGCTCCGACAGTCGTATCCGATCCCTGTGCAGCGTTATAGACGACCTTCGTAGTCGTCGCCGTCGCCCCATGAAAAAAGGTGCTCGTCGCCGTGTAAACGTAAACGATGACTACGCTCGTGCTCGGCGAAGTCGTCGATCCAGGCGCGCAGTAGTAGAAGGAAGCCGTCTTTACGCAGATCCCGACGACCTCGACGCGAGCAGGGACGCACTCGCCAGGAAGGCAGCTCGGGGCTCTCAACCTCACGGTGTCGGAAGGCGTCACGTTATGGGTCGTAGCAGAAACCGCGCCGACGAAGAAAGAGAGCACGATCAAGAACAGAAAAAGAGAAGGGAGCTTCGATGCGTTGAGCATCTAAGCGCCCTCTATAGGCCGTGTCCCTCGAAGAACCCGAGCGCGACAGCTAGAGCCGCGAGTATGCACACAACCGTCACGGCGATTATGGCTACTGTTGGATCCAGGGTGTTTATTGCGCTGGATTGCGAGAGCAACAGCAACAGAGCTGCGACTCCCAGGGTTGCGAAGATTATCAGCCCTACGCTGATTTTTATGACATCCATATTTTCTTCGGCGTGTCGAAAGCACGTGCCTTATTTAAGTTGATTCATCTTGACCATTTGCTTAAATTTTATCAACCCCGCGCCCTGCAGGGTTTTCAGTCTCGGCACCTCGAGAAGCACGAAGGCGAAGATCTCATAGATCCACGACCCGATCTCTACGCCGTTCGCCCAGGGCTCATAATAAAGCGAGGTTTTTCCTGTAGGGGTAAGGGGCGTATTCCAGATCTGCGTAAGCGGAAACCCTGCAGCATACCACACGGCGTAAAGCAAGACGTTCGCGAGGATCAGCTTCCACGGAAGCCCCGTTATCCCGATGTAGAAGATCAGAACGATCAGGCACATGGGAAAGAAGTAAGCTCCGAACAACCCGAGGAAGGTGCTCAAATCCCCCCACTTCATTTCAGCGCACACCCACCACGGCATTTCATGGATCGCGACCATGAAAACGAGCCCCCCGAGCACGAGCACGCGGTCCATCTTCTCACCCAGGATCAGCACGGCAGAGGCGATCCCGATCGCGAAAAGTATCACCGTGTGGTGGATCCCGAACGTGCGCCACATGAGGGGATCCCAACCCTGACCCCACACCCCGAACAGGAGAGGGACCGCGACCGTGACCAAGATCAGGAAAAAGGGTGTCCACATATACGTGATGTCGTAAACATAGGAGCCGATCGCAAGCCTGATCTTCTCTTTGTCCTTCAT